GTCGCTCCACAAGTTTCTGTAGCAACTTAGACAAAAGCTACATTGCTGAAATGCATAAATACCTTAGGATCTCTTGCACTCTACTCAAAAATAACATATACTATTGACACTATACATTTTTAATTAATGATGAATGCTGACGCGTATAGTCGACACCCTAGAGGACAGTATTCAGATATTCTAGGAGGAATATTAATATGGCAAACACGACATTTACAGGAAACGTAAGAGAAAATGGAGACGGTTTAAGAACTTCAATTGCCGGTTCAATGGCAGCAACAGCAAACTTTCACATACCAAATACATTATCAGCTGGTAATGGAAATGTACAAAAATCAACCACTGATGCAACTACAGTTATTTTACCAAAAGGTGCAGTAGTGTACCAAGTAGTTATTTGGGAAGCAGGTGCAGCAGCAAACACAACTCTTGATCTTGGAATTGCACCAATAGGAACTGGTGTAGTTGTAGCAGATCCTGATGGGATTTTAGATGCAGCACCAATTGTTAATAGATCATTAATTACAGTTAATACTGCGACAGCAGGAGCAATGCTTGGTGGACTTTCAACAGTCATAAACACAGTTGAATTTGGACCAGCTATGGCTTTATCTGGAACGGGTGTAAGGGAACAAGCAGTAGTTACAAATACAGCAGGCACTCAAGGTGCAGGTGCTATATCTGGTACTCTTTACTACTTTATTGCAGACCTTATTAATGGCGCAGAGTCAAACTAATAATTATTTTTCTAAGGCCCTTCGGGGCCTTAGTACAAAATTAAAAAAAGGAATAAAATTATGCCAGATAATTCATATGTAGCGTCAAAAACTTTTTTACCAACTACATCTACAACTAATATAGCAATAGCTGCCGATAATGTTTCTATCACTGCAGGGAACACTATAAATTTTTTAACAGATACTTACTTTCCAGAATCATTAAATAATCCTACTAATTTAGGTATGAGAATTTCTATATCTTCTGCACAAAATATAGCTAATGCAGTATTTACAATTGTTGGAACAGCTCCAAGTGGAGCAGCTTTAACAACTACAGTAACAGGTGTAAATGCCGGTACAGTAAGTACAACTGATAATGCAGCAGGAGTATTTTTGTCTGTAACTTCAATAACTGTTTCAGTAGCAACAGCAACTAATGTTAATGTGGGAACTTTAATATCAGCAACTCTATCAAACACAGGAATTATTTTTGCTGGAAGAACTAGAGTAAGAGGTATGCAAGCTTACGCTGCGGGAACTGCAGGAACAATAGATTTTCATAATACATCTTTAACAGGAACTATTGTATCTAAATTTTATGTAAGTGATGGTGTAACAGGTGGATATGATATCGAACCATACATTCCAGATAATGGTTTATTATTTAAAGCTGGAGCATATATTAATCTTCAATCTACTCGTGTAGTAGAAGCAATAACAGTTTATTACGACGGTCCAAATCCAACAGGCAGTTAGGAAATTAAATGGCGACTATTACTTACACAGTCACCGTCGCAAGTGGCACTAATTTTTTTAGTACTGCCAATAAGTTTTTTATTGATGGTGAAGTAAGTCCTGTTCTTTTTTTACAAGAAGGTAACACTTATATATTTGATCAATCTAATACAAGTAATGCTAATTTTACTTTAGGTTTATCAAACACTAAAGATGGTAATTTACCTAATGCAATAGCACCCTATACAACAGGTGTAACAGTTACAGGAACTGCAGGACAAGCAGGAGCAAATACAAAAATTGTTGTCGCTCCGGTAAGAACAGTAGGAGCACCAGTTTTATTTTATTACAATTCTTTATCCGGTAATGCCTTAACTGCAGGAATGGGTAATACAGCACAAACAACTCCACCCACTTCAGAAACTACAGAATTTAATCCTCAGATAGATGAGATTATAGAAGAAGCTTATGAAAGAACAGGAATAGGAGGTACTAGAACTGGTTATCAATTAAAATCTGCTAGAAGATCTTTAAATATTTTATTTCAAGAATGGCAAAACAGAGGTGTTCATTTATGGAAAGTAAAATTAGCTAAGGTACCTTTAATACTAGGTCAAGATGAATATAGTTATGCAACAGACACAACAAATTTTCCTAATGATATAACTTCTGTTTTAGAAGCTTTTTATAGAAATAATTCTAATATAGCAGCTCCAGTTGATATTGCTTTAACTCAAATTAGTAGATCTCAATATAACGCAACACCAAATAAATTAACACAAGGTACACCTTCTCAGTATTATGTAGATAGAAAAATAAATCCTAGCATATTTTTATATGCAACACCAAATTCAAGTGTATCTAGTACAACTACACCAAGTAGTTTTCAATTTTGTTTTTATTATTTAGCTAAAATTCAAGACGTAGGTTCTTACAACTATACATCTGATGTAGTTAACAGATTTTTCCCATGTATGATTTCTGGACTGGCATATTATTTAAGTCAAAAAGTTTCACCAGAAAGATCTGGGGAGCTGGAAAGAAGATATGAAGGTGAAATGTTAAGAGCATTGGATGCGGATAACCAAGGTACTTCTACATTTATATCACCACAAACTTTTTATGGTGATGGAGTATTATCATAATGGGAGTTTTTGCTAGAGGTAAAGAAGCTCTATCAATTTCGGATAGGTCAGGATTAAGATTTCCATATACAGAAATGGTAAGAGAATGGAATGGATCTTTAGTTCATTATTCTGAATACGAAGCAAAACAACCACAGCTTCAACCAAAACCAGTAGGATCAGATCCTCAAGCTTTACAAAATCCAAGAGTACAAACAAAGAGTACTCCACAATTAATTTTATTAGATAATAATCCATTTGAAATTATTATTTCAGGAGGAAATACATTTGTTAATGTATTTTCAGTTGATCATCAAAGATTAGCTAACTCTGTAGTTAGATTAAGAGGTGCACCACAAGTAACAGGAGCAGGTACAGGAGGACCAGACAGTTATAATTTACAATCCTTTGCACCAATTTCAACTTTTAATAATGTAACAGACATAGGTAAGGCTGCGGGTTTTACAATTCAATTAGGAAAAATAGCAACCGACGGAACAGTATCAGGTGCAACAACGACTGATCCTTTAACAACTCCTATTAATTTTTTTTATTTTCAAAGTGCTAGCAATGGATCTACATCTGGTGTAAAAGGTGGTGGAGACAGTTGTTCAGCAGGACCTATAACATTGAAAGCAATATAATATGGCATATACTTTAGCAAATTTGAGATCAGATATAAGATCATACACAGAAGTATCAGATACTGTTTTAACAGATGCTATTTTAAATACTGTTATTAAAAATTCTGAAAATACAATTTTAAGAGCAGTGCCTACAGATCAAAATGCTTTTTATGCAACTTCTCAAGCAATACCTGGAAATAGATTTGTAACTATTCCTGATGATTTAAGATCTATAAATTACGTTCAACTTACAAATTCTAACAATGAACAATTTTATTTAGAACAAAGAGATCCTAGTTTTATGGCGGAATATTACTCTACACCTGGAACTTCAGCAGTAGATATTCCTAAATACTATGGTAATTGGGATGAAGAATTTTGGGTTTTAGCACCTACTCCAGATAAATCATATGCAATTACTTTAGCCTATAATAGAGAAGATATTAGTTTAACAGATACTATAAACCCAACACTTGCTCCTGCAGCTACAAATGGCACATATTTGTCTAATAAATACCAAGACGTGCTTTTATACTCATGTTTAGTAAATACATATGGGTACTTGAAAGGTCCGCAGGATATGATACAATATTATCAAGGGCAATATCAAAATGCTCTTACCACGTATGCAACTGAACAAATTGGTTACAGACGCAGAGACGAATACGAAGATGGCATGATTCGTCAACAATTAAAATCTAAATCACCATCAAGTTATTAATTAATTAAGGAGATAAAACAACATGGCAAATATAATACCGTTCGCATTTAGGGGAGAACTTTTTAAAGGTACCCATAATTTTGGTAATGGGGGAAACTCATTTAAAATACCTATGTATACAGGAAATCCATATAATACTTCAAGCACAGTTTATTTAACCGCACAAGAAGTAAGTAGTTCTAATACTGGATACCCAACAGGTGGAAAAGCTTTAGGTTCACAAGCAGTAGTAAGTACAGGTGCAGTAGCAACTGTTGACTTTGCTGATTCATCCTTAGCTAATGCTACTTTTACAGCAGCGTTTGCAGCAATTTATAATGATAGTAATAGTACAAAATTTTTATGTGTTGTATTAGATTTTGGAGGAAATAAAACTGCTACTAATGGTACGTTTACAATTGCATTCCCCAATCCAAGTACACCAGCTAATGCAATCATAAGTATGGCATAAGGATATAAATGGCTTTAGTTTTAAATGACAGAGTAAAACAAACAAGTACGACTACTAGTACAGGAACAATAACTTTTGCTAGTGCTGTTCAAGGATTTGAAACGTTTGCTCAAGGAATAGGAAATAGTAATACAACTTACTACGGAATATTTAATGGTGGAACAGCTGAATTTGAAGTTGGTCTAGGTACATTAAATGCAAACAGTACTACATTAGCTAGAACCCAAGTTTTCTCTAGTTCTAATTCAGATAACAAAGTAAATTTTACTTCAGGAACTAAAGATGTATTTTGTACTTTACCAGCAAGCAAAGCAGTTTATTTAGATGCAGTAGGAAATACTGTACCTTTACTAGCAACCCCAGGGTTTGCCGTTGCAATGGCAATCGCTTTATAGTATAAGAAAAAAAGGAAAAAATTATGGCACAAGACTTTACAAGACACGCGGCACTAGCAACTACAAGTGATGTAACTTTATTCACATCAAATTCTAATGATGCAGTAATAGGAATTAGAATTGCTAACATTCTAACTAGTGCAATTACAATTGATGTTTTTATTTCTGTCGGCGGTTCTGCTACAAGATATATAGTAAAAGATTTAAGTATACCTCCAGCAAGTTCAGTTGAACTAATTCAAGGTGGTGCAAAATTTGTAATGCAAAGCTCAGACATATTCAAAGTAAAAGCCAGTGCTTCTAACTGCGCTCATGTTTATGTTAGTGTTGTAGATGCAATTAGTAGTTAACAACAAAGGAATTAATTATGAGTGATGCATATCCAAGTGCGGTATATATAGGAAATAA